CACGGCTGAGATCGGCCTGAGCGCGGGGCAGACGCTGGAATGGTCTTTGGAGGGGGGCGCGGCGTTTTCAACGGGCATCACCATCATGGTGACAGGTGGTCAGGGCCTGACCAATAACACTGCGGTTACGGCGGGCGACGTGACCGGTATGGCCTTCTTCGCCTAAGGGTCTATCAATGAAAGTCGAACAACTGATTATTATGGCAGAACGGAGGCTGGCGGCGCTTTATGCTGCAAGAAACGCGGCTGAATTAGCTGGCGATGTAGATTCCGTGACGCGAGCCGATACAGAAATTGCCGAAGCTCAAACTACCCTGGATAAGCTCCGCAACATCCCGGCGAATTAAATCATGCTTCTTACGCTGCTTCAAAATAACAGCAGCGGCAGCTATGTTTTGCTTGCTGACGGGGGATCGTATTCCTACAGCGGCAATGACGCCACGCTGACTTATACAACTGCCGGGGCGTTTACCCTTGTTGCAGACGGCGGAACTTATAATTATAGCGGCAACAACGCAGATTTGCTCGTTAATCGAGTATTAATTGCCGAGGGCGGCGTTTATTCGTACACCGGAAATAATGCAAACCTGTTAATTAACAGGGTTTTGATTTCAGACGGCGGCGTTTACAGCTACAACGGCAACAATGCCGACCTTGTTTACACAACTTCCGGCGCATTTGTCCTTCAGGCAGAAGGCGGCGTCTATAGCTACGTCGGCAACGACGCGAACTTGTCGTTTTCTGGCGTTCCGATTGTCGATTTTGACACCCACGACGGCGATAGGCAGCGTCGGCGCTTTGCCGTTGACCGCGATGAGCGCAAGCGCCGTCGCAAGGACATCATCGAAGCCTTTGAGGTCTTGGTCGAAGGCAAAGACGCGATTGTTGAAGAGATCGTGGAGGAATTCACGGTCGCTAAAGCCAAGCCTTCAGTTACAAAGCCTCGCATCGATTACGACAAACTGATCAAAGACATTGATGCTGTAGAAAAGCTTTGGAACGCTTATATTAACATAGACGACGAGGAAATCCTGTTGCTGCTATGAGATACAAGGCTGTTTTTGACAAAAAAGGGCTTCTTGCCGAATACGAAGGCGGCGAGTTGGTCTATCTCCGCGACGATTATCAGGCCCCCAAAGAGTCCGATCTTGGGCGTCCAATGGTTATCCGCGATATTGAGCCCTATCAGAATATGATAGACGGGCGGATGATTAGCAGCCGGTCGGAACACCGTGAATTGCTGCGTCGTCACAACTGCGTCGAAGTCGGAAATGAGAAGATGGAGACGAAAATAGTTGCGCCAAAGACAAATCGGCGCGAAACCATCACCAAGCAGCTTGGTGATATGTCTGATAATCAGGCCAATAAGATTCTCAAGCAGCTAAAGAAGGGCATTTGAGATTGCGAATGGACACCCAAGAGCAACCCACCGAAGAAGCCGTTGACCGCCGCGACTTGCTGGCACAGCAATTTTCAGAGGCAGAAATTTCTCCAGAAAGCCCGGAGCCTGTAGAATCTCAGGTGGCGGAAGAACCGGAGACGGAGCCCGAAGAACCCAAAGTTTGGGCCAAGCCTCCGTCGAGTTGGAAGAAAGACTATCACGACACCTGGGATACCGTTGACCCACAAGTGCGTGAATACATCTGGCAGCGCGAGGATGAAATGCGCGCTGGCATTGAGCCATTAAAGAGCAAGGCTCAGTTTGCCGAGCAGGTCCAGAAGGTCGCTGAACCTTATATGCAGACCATCCAGAGCCTCGGCGTGGACCTCCCCACGGCGATTAGCGGCCTCATGGATGCTGATCATAATCTTCGGTATGGTAATCCGCAGCAAAAGCGGGCATACTTGATGCAACTGGCGCAACAGTATGGCGTCAGTCTCGGTGATACCGGCGATTTCCCACAAGAAGCCCCGGCTGATCCGTATATCTCGCAGCTTCAGCAAGAGCTTTATGGGCTCAAAAATGAGGTTGTGGGATGGAAGCAACAGCAAGAGGCGGCTCAGAATCAGTCGCTTCAGGCTGAAATCGAAGAATTTTCGTCTAAAGCGGAATTCTTTGAAGATGCAAAGCCCACGATGATTACGCTCCTACAGAGCGGCGTGGCAACAACGCTTCAGGACGCCTATGATAAGGCGCTCCGCCTTGACAATGACCTCTTTGAGAGGGTCCAGCAAAGCCAACAAGCTGCCGCTGAAGCCGCAAAGAGAAAAGCAGCCGATCAGGCAGCTAAGTCGGCCAAGGCAGCGGCGGTAAGTGTCCGGACTTCTACACCCAGGGTCCAAACGGCTACCAATGCGCAAGACAGGCGGTCTATGTTGCTCGAACAATTCGGCAATGTGGCAGACCGTCTTTGATGAAACCCTGATATGGAGGCGAGCCAATGGCTTTCGCTAACTCTGCTGTCAGCGACATCATTGCGACGAATATCCAAAGCCGCAGCGGTGAACTCGCTGATAACGTCACCAACAACAACGCCCTTCTGCGTCGTCTGAAGGAGCGGGGGAACGTCAAGACGTTCTCTGGTGGTAACGTGATCCTTCAAGAGATCATGTATAACGACGCATCCTCGAACAACACGAATAGCTATTCCGGCTATGAAGTGCTGAACGTGGCCCAAAACTCGCCCATTTCGGCGGCTCAATTCGGCATCACCCAATACGCTTCGGCTGTGACCATTTCCGGCTTGGAAATGATCCAGAACAGCGGCAAGGAAGCCATTATTGACCTTCTGGATGGCCGTATGGCTGTTGCCGAAGCCCAGCTTCAGAACCGCATGAGCGGTGACATCTACCTTGATGGCACCGGCAACGCGGGCAAGAACATCACTGGTCTGGGCGCTGCCGTTCCCGACGTTCCGACTTCGGGCACCTACGGCGGCATTAACCGCGCCACTTGGGCCTTCTGGCAAACCAAGTCGTTCTCTGGCGTGACCAACGGCGGTTCGGCTGTTTCGCCTTCGAACATCCAAGCCTACATGGATGCTCTGGCCGTTCAGCTTATCCGTGGCACCGACAAGCCTGACTTGATCGTGGCGGACAACAACTATTACCGCTTCTATCTCCAGTCGCTTCAGGCCATCCAGCGCATTTCGGACTCCGGTTCGGGCATGGCTGGCGCTGGCTTCGCCTCCCTCAAGTATTACGGCGCAGGCATGGCCTCCGACGTTGTGCTTGATGGTGGTATTGGTGCTTCCGCCACGGCGAACCACATGTGGTTCCTGAACACGAAGTATCTGCACTTCCGCCCGCACGTTGACCGGAACTTTGTTCCGATTGGCGGCGAGCGTCAGGCCGTTAACCAAGACGCCATTGTGAAACTGATTGGCTGGGCAGGCAATATGACCTGCTCTGGCTCTCAGTTCCAAGGCGTCCTCATCGCGTAAGAAAGGGGAAAACCATGCCTTACACTTTCGATGAACCCAAGCTCGGCCTTCAACAAGTCGATCAGATTGACGATGGTGTGCTGTCGCCCGCCAGCGTCTCCAACGGCTCCACCTCGACCATTCCGACCCCGCCTTATGTGCTGGGCCAGATCGTCCGTGGATTTGACCCCGTTTTTGGTGAGGGTGAATTCATCCTTCTCAAAGGCGTGGCTGGAACCGTCGTCGGCTCTGTCGTTACCTACAACGGCACGACCTACGAAACGGCTCTGGCTCCTGTCACCAACAACCAAGCGCGTCCCGTGGCTATTGCTATGGCTGCTAACACTTCTGCTACCAGGTTCTCTTGGTATCAGATTGCTGGCACCGCCATTGCGAACCGCACGACCGGCGTTGCCCTTGCCCCGACTGTCGCCATTGGCGTTACCTCGGCTGGCAAGGTTGCGCTTACCTCGTCGGGCAAGGAAATCCTTGGCGCTCGTTCGGCCAACACGGCTACCGTGGCCGCTGCTACCGCGACTGTGGCGATTGTCATTAATCGTCCGCACCTTCAGGGTCGCGTTTCCTAACAACAGGAAGTGGGTGGGGGGGAGAAATCCCCCCCATTTCATATGGACATACAAATCCTCTGCAATACCGACGACGAAATCCTTTTCGCCAACATTGGCGAAAACTCGCGCAAGCATCGCTCTTGGATCAAGATGCGCGAAGCGCATGACGGCCACGCGGTCCTTGTCGGCGGCGGTCCATCGCTCCAGGAACACCTCCCCACAATCAAGAAGCGCAAGGATTTAGGGCAGACGATTTTCGCCCTGAACGGCGCTGCAAAGTTCCTGAACGACAACGGGATCATCCCCGATTATCAGGTCATCCTTGATGCGCGACCCGATAACGTCACGCTGTTAGGAACCGCGAGGAATTACCTGATCGCCTCTCAGTGCGACCAGTCCGTTTTTAAGGCCACCGGGAAGCCTTTTGTGTGGCACCCGGCCATTGAGGGCATTGAAGAGCATTTGCCCGCCCACGACGACGATTATGCCCTTATCGGCGGCGGAACGACGGTTGGTCTGTCCGCTATGTGCCTTGCCTACACGATGGGCTTCAGGAAACTGCATTTGTTCGGCTATGACTCATCCCACCGGGCGCGAATCGGTCATGCCTACAATCAGCCCATGAACGCCGCCGATCCGCTTTGCAAGGTGACGCTTGGCGGCAAGACGTTCACGGCTAGCCTGACAATGGCGCGACAGGCCGAACTGTTCCCTGAGGTCTGCAACAACCTGATTGACCTTGGCTGCATCATCACCGTGGATTCGGATGGCCTCATCATGGAGGTCATGCACCAGATGCGCTTGGCGTCACAGCCCATGACTGAGGCTGAGAAATACCAAAAGATGTGGTCGCACGACTCCTATAGGAACGTGTCGCCCGGCGAGGGCTTCGCGGAGGAATTCGCAAAGGTTGCAAAGCCGCATTTCCTCGACATCATTGCGGACTTCGGCTGTGGGACCGGGCGCGGCGGGCTGGCAATCAACCGACTGACCAACTGCGATGTTATATTCGTGGACTTTGCGGATAACTGCCTTGATATGCGAGGCCAGTTTCCATTTGTCCTAGCCGACTTGACAAAGCCTATGTCAATGGACTTAAGCGCTGATATTGGCTACTGCACCGACGTCATGGAACACATCGAACCTGAAAAAGTACCCAACGCGATCCGAAACATTATGGATTGTGTTGACAAGTGCTTCTTTAAGATTGCGATGTTTCATGACAATATGGGGGCCTTGATAGGGCATCCGCTGCATCTATCGGTTTTTCCCGTCGAATGGTGGGAAAAACAATTTGCAGGCTACGATGTGCTATACAGGAACCATGACGGGGACACCCCCTTTCCGTATGCTACCTTCTACGTCAAAGCCAAAGAAAGGGCTTAACAATGGCGATTCCCTCCCGAGTTCTGGCGGCTGGTAACGCGCCGCTTTCCACTGAGGTCATTTGCGGTGTTGTTGCCGCTGGCCTGACCGCGACTGGCACCAACCTTGCCACCGCCCTGCAACTTAGCGCCGACGTTAATGTCGTAGCTACGACTGCGGCTTCGACCGGCGTGGCGCTTCCCGACTCTGAGGCTGGTTCTCAGATTGTGGTGTTCAACAACGGCGCAAACTCTTTGACCGTCTATGCCCGAACGGGCCAAACGGTTGACGGTGCTGCCTCCGTTGCCATTGCCGCCGGCAAGGAGCGCATTTTCTTTGGTATCTCCCCGACCATTTGGCTTTCACATCTTGGAGCGTAATTCATGCTGGATAGCGATGCTTTGAACGCAGACGCACATCTTTTCGTCGAGTTCTATGAATACGAAGCCGACCCCTACAAGGGCCGCGCTTTTGTCAGGATCATGACCCCAGGGGACAAAACGAACGTCATTGAGACATTCGCCAACGACGACCACAAGATGCGCTTCCCGCGCCAATGGCTTGCTTACCAGATGAAGGGCTCCGATGAGACTGCCATGCTCATTGGCGTCCCGCTGTCGCGGTGGCGTCAAGAGAACCCCGGCGATCTCAGCGAGATTCAACAGGCAGAGTTGCAAATCCTGAAGTTCCAGACCGTTGAACAGGTCGCCACGGCCACGGACGCGCAACTTCAAAGGATCGGCATGGGGGCGGCGGGTCTTCGGGAACGAGCCCGCGCCTACCTTACCGGCAAAAACAACGCCGAAGCGGAAAGCAAGATCAGCGCCCAACAGGCCGAGATTGATGAACTCAAGAAGCAGATGCAGGCTCTCTTGGGCGAACGTCGCGGTCCTGGGCGCCCAAAAAAGGAAGAAGTGGTAAATGCCCTCGACAATGCTGGAGTTGGTGACTCAGGTCACGAATGAACTAGGCATTTCGACGCCTGCGTCGGTCGCCGGAAACAGCAATCAGGATGTGGTTCAAATCCTCGCGTTGATGAACGCATCGGGATATGAACTGCTCCGAAAGGCTGACTGGCGCAGGCTTACCGCTGCACATTCCTTTTTCACGGAATACACGACCACCACCGGCACCTATACGACTGCCTCGCGGGTGGTGACGGGCATCCCGTCTACGGCTGGCCTCGACACGACATACATGGCCGTTGGGACGGGCCTGCCAAACGGCACGTTCATTGAGAGCGTGGATTCGCTCACCCAGGTTACGCTGTCCGCGTTTCCGCAGGACGCAGCGACCAATGGAACCGTCTATTTCCAGAAGGTCAAATACGCCTTCCCGTCGGACTATGACGCTATTGTCCCACGCACTCAGTGGGACAAGAGCAAGCGCTGGGAAATGCTTGGCCCTGAGAACGCTCAACAGTGGGAATGGCTCCTGAGCGGCTATATCAGCACTGGACCGCGCATCCGCTGGCGTCTGTATGGCGACTATTTCCAGATTTGGCCGGGCGTCTCGACGGCTGAAAACCTTAGCTTTGAATATCGCAGCAAAGCATGGGCTCGCAGCGCCGCTGGCGTTCCGAAGAACAGCTTTACGGCTGATAGCGACACCTGCATCTTCCCCGACCGGGTGATGGTGCTGAACACCAAACTGAAGTATTTTCAGGCCAAGGGCTTCGACACCACGGCTCTGTTCCGCGACTTCTACACCGAACTTGAGACGGCGATTGCACAGGATACGTCGGCGGCAAACCTGTCGTTCGCCCCACGTCCCGGCAATGTCCTGATCGGTTACGACAACATTCCTGACAGTGGGTATGGTCGGTAATGGCCTTCCAACCGCGCACCTTGGTTCAACGGGCTTCGGCTAACGTCGAGTCCCTGCCCGCCCCTGTCGGGGGCTGGAACGCCCGTGACTCTCTGGCGAACATGGACCCGATGGACGCGGTTACGATGGTCAATATGTTCCCGACCGTCTCCAGCGCGGTCCTGCGGGGCGGCTACAGAAAACACGCGACCGGCCTTGATGGTCAAGTGCAATCGCTCATGACCTATGCGGCGGGACCGGTGACGGAAATGTTCGCCGTGACGGATACGGGCAAACTTTACGATGTGACCAATTCCGGCCCTGTCGGCGCTCCCATTTTGACCGGCCTGTCGAACGGGATTTGGGAACACGTTAACATCACGACGAGCGCGGGTAGTTATCTGGTTGCCGTCAACGGCATTGATGAGCCGGGTCTGTATGACGGCACGACTTGGACAAGCATTTCGACGGGTGGCGGCGCGGCTCAGATTTCGGGCGTGACGACAAGCAATCTGGTCAATGTCGTTCTGTTCAAGAACCGGCTGTGGTTTATCGAAAAGGACACGCTTAACGCTTGGTATCTGCCGACCGATTCGATCTATGGCACCGCGCAAAAGTTGGAAATGACCGCCATTGCCCGTCATGGCGGGCATCTGGTGGACCTTGACACCTGGACTATCGACGCGGGCTACGGCGTTGACGACAACCT